TCATGCTTCACCCCCTTCCGTGAGCCGGTAGTAGCGACCGGGCCGGCCGGAGCTGGACTGGGTCCGGATCTCGATGTCCCCGCGCTGTTCGAGCGTGGCCACGAGGACGAGGAAGGTCTTCGCGTCCGTCTTCATGCGCTTCAGGATCACGCAGTGCGGGAGCGTCTTGTCCGGGGCGTCCCGCAGCTTCTGGAGGAACTTCAGGCACTCGGCGTGGAAGGGGCTGTCCGCGACGTAGGCCTGGGCCTGGAAGAGCATGCGCCGGGTCTGATGGATGACGAAGCGCCGGGCCCAGTCGGTGGCCGCCTTGCCGATCTGGGGCTGGGCGTGGTTCTCGCTCACCGCGTGGAGGAGCGCGAGCTTGCGGGCGTGCTCGCTGACGCGGCCCCAGACGGTCGTGCCGACCGGATCGCCGGCGCCTTCGGCCTTTGCATACTCGGCCTCCGCTTCCAGGCGGGTCTCGACCAGGACGGCCTTGGCCTCCTCGGTGTGCGGGATGACCCGGGGCACCGGGTGCCAGGTTTCGAGGTTGCCCGTGCCGGGGCGGAAGTCGGCCCACCACTTCGCCGTCTCCAGCACCCGCGCGGGAAGCGGCTGGATGCTCGTCTCCTGGCCCGGCGAGCGCTTGCCGCAGTCCAGGATGATCATGCGGGCGAAGAAGCCGTTGGTGAGCATGCGCTCCGAGAGCGCCTGGTAGTAGTGGTTCGGGATCGCCGTGCCGAAGACCACCAGGCACGGTTGGTCAATGGCCCCTGGGGATTCCTTGCCGGCCTTGCGCCGCATGGGGAAGACGGAGTTCGCCGACGAGTACATCGTGAGGAGCGTGCCCATGATGTTCTCGTGGCGCGCGTCCTTCGCCTTGTTGATCGACTGGAGCATCAGGTCGATCTCGTCGGTCTGGAAGAGCATGCACGGGTCGCCGAAGAGCGCGTCCTGCACGCCCTCGCCGGAGGCGAACAGGCCGCCGACCTGGCGCGACAGCCCGATCTGATGCAGGATCTCCGTGTTGATCTTGCGTGGCCGGTCCTTCCCGGCGGACGAGTGCGCCAGGCCGAGCAGGTAGACGTTCGTGCGGTTGTCGCTGGGGTCGCGCACCTTGCGCCCGGCCAAGACCGCCTGGAGAGCCAACGCCCCTGAGAACGCCATCACCGTGTTCGGGTAGGGAGCGGTCGCCAGGCAGTAGTCCATCACCTCGGATATGAAGCCCGGGACGCGGAAGAGATCGTCCGGAAGCGGCCCGGGATCGGTGAGCCTCGGCGTTTCATCCTTGGTCGCAGCCTGGTTCTGCGCCCAGTGGCTCTCGGCCACCGCGACGGCGACCTGGTCCGGCTCGTAGCGGCAGATGCTCGCTGCGATCCTCTCCACCTCGCTCGGGGGTAGCGGCGGCGTGCAGCGGTCGGCGTTGATCTGGGCGAGGGCGGCGAGGATCTCCGGGCGGCTCATCCCGACCCGGCGCATCGTGCCCGCCAGGCGGGCGAGCGCGTCGTTGCGCTGGCCTTCTGGGATCGCGTTGGCCTCGGTCGGCGCCGTCTCCCCCTTTGGCCCGTCCCCATCCAGACGCTCGACGAGCCAGCTGGGCGGCTCCGGCAACTCCCCGGGCCCGGCGTCGAGCTCGAAGGTCTCGGCCCAGCGGTAGGCCCTTCCGTCCACCACCGAGGGCGGGACGACGATGTAGCCGCCGTTGGCTCGGGTATCGACCTGGGGCGCGAGCTTCCCGGCGGTGTTCTGCCAGGTCTTGCCCGCCGGTTGTCGGAAAAGATGGTGCCGGCCACCGCGCGGGGTGAGGGAGATCGGGCCGCGAGCGAGGCCCTGGGCCCGCTCCGCGTCGGTGGGCCAGGGGTTGTCCTTGCCGTCCACGTCGATCACGAGGAGCCCGGCCGTCGGCAGGCCGATGTTCGCGGCCGGGAACTGGGCCCACCAGGCTTCGAGGGTGGCCGCCTCGGTCGTCGCGTCCTTGAAGCCGTGCGGCGTGAGGGGCGTCTTCTTCCCGGGCGCACAGGGGAAAACGGGGTATCCCAGCTCGGCGTATCGCAGGGCGGCGCGGAGAAGCTCTTCCCTTGTGGCGGTCATCGGTAGCCAAGGCCATCGTCGGGGGCCCCGACGTGTTGCGGGACAGCGGGATCCGACGTTTCCCTTTCGTCCCAGGGAGGCTTCTCGCCGAGTTCGTAGGCGACGATGCGGTCGAAGTCCTCGCCGGTGACGCTGCGAACGATGATGATCGTCGTCGGTGCGAGCGCTCCCGCGTTGGCGAGCGCCGCCGCCTCGGCGGCCGTCCCTGGCACAGGGGCGTCGGAGCGCAGGCGCCACCACGACTCGGCCTTCTTCCTGGCCCAGCCGGTGTGCTCGAAGCAGATCCACTCGGAGCGGTATTGATTCAAGCCGATGCGGTATTCGACCCTGAGCGTCTTCGGGGCGTCCTCCGGGGCACCGCGCTTCTGGTGCACCGTGTAGAAGGTCTCCTCGACGGCATGATCGGTGGTGGTCGCCTGGCCGGAGAGGATCCCCTCCGTCGAGGCGGTCGCGTCGTGCTTCTGGGATTCCGGCGGGGGGAACTCGTAGCCGCAGTCGGGGCAGACGGCGTAGCCGGCCGCGATCAGGCTCCGGCACTGGGGGCACTCCTTTGCGGGCGCCTCTCCGCCCCCGCGTTCGTCGGGCTCGTGGATGCGGATCGCGTCCACGGGCCCATGGCGGAGCACGTTCCCCCCGAAGTCCAGGACCAGGCAGTTCTCCTTGCCGGGATGGAGCCGGAAGCCGCGGCCGACCATTTGGTAGTAGAGGCCCGGGGACATCGTCGGCCGGACCATGGCGACGCAGTCGATCATGGGTGCGTCGAACCCGGTGGTGAGCACGTTGACGTTCACCAGGTACTGGAGCTTTCCGGCCTTGAAGTCGGCAAGGACGCGCTCGCGCTCGAAGGCCAGGGTGTCGCCGAAGACCGTCCCCACCCCCGCGCCATACCTCTCACGGAGGACCGTCGCGACGTGCTGGGCGTGCTTCACGCCCGCGGCGAACACGAGCACCGACCAACGGGTCCGGGTCTGCTCGACGATCTCCCGGCAGGCTGCCTGGACGAGCTCGTCCGTGTCCATCAGGTCCTCGGCCTCGCCGGCCACGAACTCCCCCGCGCGGACGTGGAGCCCTGAGGTGTCTATCCTCTCCCGGCTGGCCTTGGTGACCAGCGGGCACAGGTAGCCCTGGACGATCAGCTCCTTGACGCCGATCTCGTAGCAGACGTGGTTGAGCACGTTCCCGGGGGCGCAGACGTGGCCGCTCTTCATCCGGAACGGCGTCGCGGTCAGGCCGACCACCCGAAGGTGGGGATTGACCGCGCGAGCCTCCTCCAGGAACGTCCGGTACATTCCATCCCCGTCCGGCGGGATCATGTGGGCCTCGTCGATGATGACGAGGTCGAAGCGGTCGAGCTCGCAGGCGCGCTTGTAGACGCTCTGAATCCCGGCCACGATGATCGGGTGCTCGGTGTCCCGGCTCTTCAAGCCCGCTGAATAGATCCCGACCTGGGGCCCCAGCTCCGGCGCGACCTGGCCGAGCTTCTCGACCGCCTGCTCGAGGAGCTCCTTCACGTGGGCGAGGATGAGCACCCTCCCCTGCCAGCGGGCGACGGCGTCCTTGCAGACGGTCGCCATGACGGGCGTTTTGCCGCCGCCGGTCGGGATCACGACGCAGGGGTTGTCGTCGCGCTCCCGGAGGTGGCGGTAGATCGCGGCCACCGCCTCCTGTTGGTAGGGCCTCAGCTCCAGCATTCACGCAGCCCTGACGCGCACGAGCGCCCGCCCGCCGGGGACTGAGCCGCGCCGCTCGATTTCGAGCCTCACGATCTGGCTGTCGTCGCGGTAGAGGCCCCCGTGTTCCAGGGCGTCGAGGAGGCTCTTTTGCAGGTTGTCGATGTCGCGCCGCCTCTCGTCCGGCGGGTAGACCTCGATCTCGACCTGGATCGGGCCCTCGAACCTGGTCAGGCTCAACCCCGCGAGGATGGAGCAGACCCGCTCCCGGAACCTGCGCCCCTCGCGACTGATAAGGGTCCGCGGGCCCACGTGCCGGTAGTAGTGGTTCACCGACGGCGGGTAGGGCAGCTCGATCTCGATCATCGCCGCGCCCAGGGAGGCGTGTTCGTCGCCTCCTGCTGGGGCGCGCCGCTCGCCGCCTCCTTCTTGGCGAAGCCCTTGATCTCGTTCACCAGGTCGCCGGTGTCGTCCCGCTTCTTGCACTTGACCGTGATCTGGAGCGGGAGGTTGTGCAGCTCGACGGAATCCTTGGGCTGCATCACGCCGACTGCGCGGCAGATGGCCGAGAGCTCGCCCTGGGCGATCTGCACGGTCAGCTCGTTGGGGTTGTCGAGGTTGAGGCGCGACCAGAGCAGCCGGTTCTTGTGCGGCCCATCGATCACCTGGAAGGTCAGCTCCAGGTACTGGCCCTTTCCGCTCTTGGTGGGCTTCATCTCGCTGCCGGTGATGACGGCGAGGTACTTGCCGGCCGGGATCGGCTCGAAGTCGGTCGCGGGATCGACGGTGTTGGCGTTGAAGCCGTTCAGGTTCGGCATGGTTACTTTCCCCCTTTGTTCTTGGCCAGGAATTGGGCGTAGGCGTTCCAGTCGAGCGGGAGTTCGTCGGGAAGGTTGAGGCGGTTCTTGGCGAGGTGCGCGGGGCGCTCCGTCGTGCGGATCACCCGCTCGCCGGTGCCGAGGGCCTGGGTGCGCTTGCGGTCGAAGCCCTCGTCGGTCTGCTTCGTGTAGACCTTGTAGGTGGCGAAGAGGACCTCGTCGCACCACTCCTGCACGACCGAGGCCGCGAGCTTGTGTAGGCGCGGGACGTAGCGGTCGTAGCTCTCCGTCTCCGGGTTCTCGAAGCGCTCGATGCGGGCATGGGCGATCAAGACCACCCCCATGCCCTTGTCGTTGCGGAGCGCCGAGAGGCCCTCGAGGAACTCGCGCCACTGCGTTAGGGCGAAGACGTAGCCCTTGGCGTAGCCGATGTCCTCGATGCTCTCGACGTTCCGCTTCTTGCAGACCTCGGCCCAGATGATCCGCTCCAGCCAGTCGAGCGAGTCCACCACGACCGTCCGGTAGGCGTGCTTGTCGGTGTAGAGCTCCGACAGGGCCTTCATGGCCGCGTCGAAGGTCGCGGTGACCGGGAACTTGTCGCACTCGATCTCGCCCAGGCCGTCCTCGGTCTGGATGAAGACCGGCTTCGGGGCGTTCGCCGCGAAGGTCGATTTGCCGATGCCGTGCGTGCCGTAGAGCATCACGCGCCTCGGCGCGGCGTTCCGGCCGCTTTGGACCTGTTCAAGAAGCTTCAATGGAGATCCCTCCTTCGTCTGAAAGGGCGACGAGAGGGACGGGCCCAGGGAGTCCGGACCAGGAGATACGCTCCCGGCCACGCCATCCCGCCCTCTCGCCGCTGGGTTTAGAGCCAATCGAACACACGGATGTCCTCGTAGAGCGTGGGCCAGCGGTCCTGCTCGCGGCACCGGCGCAGCCGGGCGATGGCTTCCTCGTTCTCCTTCTGGGCGATGGCGAGCACGTCCTCGCCCATGCGCCACACCCCGCAGCGGAAGGGCTCGCACTTCTCGACGGCGATGAGGTGGACGGGGAAGCTCTCGCCGCTGACGGCCTTGAGGAGGGCCCGGTAGAAGGCCATCTGGTGGGCGTAGCCGTAGCGGCGCGCGTCGGACTCGAACCAGGTGAGGTCGTCGCAGGTCTTGAGGTCCACGATGCCGTGCTCGGCGTTGAACCAGTCCAGGCGCCCCTGGCAGGCCTCGCCCGAGTACTCCCCCCTAGCGACCCCCTCGGGGACGCCTTCGGCGAGCAACTCCCGCGCCGCGTCGTGGGCCTGCACCGCCCCGGCGAGCTTCGTCACGATGTCGTACTGCGCGTCGGTGAGGACGGGCTTGCCCTGGGCCTCAGCCCACTCGGCCCAGGCCTTGGTGTTCGCGCCGAAGGGGCTTCCGGTCTTCGGGTTGACCGGACCGCCGACGGCGTAGCGATTCTCGAAGACCCGCCCACCTTCGAGGGTGAGCGCGTGGACGGCGCGTCCGATGAGGTAGGCAGGCCGGTCCGCATCCTCGACGAGCCCGAGCTTCTTCTTTCGGTGGAGCGCCGGGCACTTACGGAAGTCGGCGAGCTGGTGGCTCGTGAGGAAGTCCTGGGCCTGGGCGCGGTAAAGGGCCTCGGGCTCGCGCTGGAGGAAGTCGTCCTGGGCCGAGGCGATCATGACGCCTCCTCCCGGAAGTACCAGGTCATGCTGTTGCGGCCGGTGACGCGGCAGAGGCGGATCTCGGCATTACGGACGAGTCCCGCGTCGCGGAGCTCCGGAAGGCGCCTGGAAGGGACGTGGCGCTCCAGCCCCGTCGCGGCAGCGATCTCGGCCGCCGTACAGCCAGGGTTCTGGATCACTTCCTTGAAGCAGATCTCGCGGTGCGTCGCAGCGCGCCCGCTCGCTTCCGCCTCTCTCGCTGCTTCATGCGACGTGCGGGGGTCGGTCTTTCTCGCTCGGGCCATGTCTTCCTCCAGTGCGTCGCGGCTCGTGATGGGCTGCGCTCGCACCGGTTGTTACCCGGCCGGGCTGTTTGTTCGTCGGAGTGAGGCAACTCACGTTGGCACTCACGTAGGCGTCATTTCACTCACGTTGATCGGGAGGTTGCCGCTCACTTCATCACCTTTACCGCCACATACCCACGCGCGCTTCGTGCGGACCATGGGCCCTCGTGAAGTCGAGGTTGTCTCGACTCGCCATTTCAGAAACGGAGGCCCGATATGGACAGGTGCGGCTACGACGGGGTTGTGGATGCTTGGAAGGTGGAGCTGATCGTGGCGCGGGCGCGGCGCATGGGATTCCGCCGCGACGAGATCAACGACGCGCAGCAGGGGATGATCCTGGACGTGGTGGCGTTCCGCTTCGACGCCGCGAAGTCCAACGGTGCGAAGGAAAGCACCGTCCTCCAGGCGCTTATCGACAACCAACTGAAGAAGATGTGCCGCACGACGGCCCGCTATCGCGCCCGACTGGAGCGGCTGAAAGAGGAGCCTCTCCCCGAGAGCGCCTGCCCTGACCAGGCCCGCGGCCTCGATATTCAGGCGGCCGTCGCCTCGCTCTCCGAACCCGAGCGTGCTGTCTGCCGGGCCCTCGGCGAGGGCTGCTCGAAGGAGGAGATCGCCCGGCGCCTGGATTGCGGCTGGCACAAAGTGGACCGGCTAGTCCGGCGCATCCGCGAGCACTTCGAGGAGCTGGGTCTCGACGCCTATCTCGCGGCCTAAAGGGCGCGAATGTCCTAATTTCGGCGGCCCTCTGCCGCTATGGCGGACGAGCGAGAATCGAGTGGCATCCTACCGGCTGATCCGGTAGAGCAGGACCGGCCTGAGCGGCCGTTGTCTATGGCCTGGATCCCGGACGAGTTCCTGGCCAAGACGAAGCGGGTCTGGAGCAAAGCCTATGGTCGGGAGGTGGACGACAGGGAGGCCGTCGAGATCCTGATGAACTTCAAGCGCGCGGCCGAGGTCCTGCTCAAGATCAAACGGGAGATGATGAAGCCATGAAAGTCGTCATCTGGGCACGGGTGTCCTCCCGGGAGCAGCGGGAGGGCTATTCGCTCGACGCGCAGCTCCGGGCCAGCCGCGAGAGGGCTGAGAAGCAGGGCTGGACGGTCGCGCGCGAGTTCGTCGTCGCGGAGTCGGCCAAACGCGGCGCCGAGCGCCTGGCCTTCAACGAGATGTTCCGGTGGGTGAAGGCCAACGCCAAGAAGGAGAAGATCCAGGCGATCCTTGCCCACAAGCTCGACCGCGTCTGCCGGAATATGCGGGACGCCGTGCGCCTCCAGGAGCTTGAAGACCTCTGCGGCGTGAAGCTGGCCTTCGTCGAAAACCAGTTCGGTCCGGGCGCGGCCGGGGCGCTCTCCTTCAACGTGATGGCCGCCGTCGCACAGTACTACTCCGACAACCTGCGGTCCGAGGTCCTGAAGGGCATGGACGAAAAGATCCGCCAGGGCTGGCCCGCCGGCCACGCGCCCTTCGGATACCTCAACGTGGCCGACAAGGACGAGCCGGTCGTGCCGCACCCCGAGAACTCGAAGACGCTCGTGCGGATCTTCGAGCTCTACGCGAGCGGCCACTACACCATCGAATCGCTCTCGGACAAGCTCCTGGCGGACGGCTATGTCTACAGCCGCAGCCGGGCGAAGTTCAGCCGCAACGGGCTTTCCTTCTTCCTCAGCAACCGCTTCTACATCGGAGAGCTGCACCGCAATGGCTCCGTCCACCGCGGGCGATACAAGATCGTCATCGACCCGGTCCTGTTCGACCGGTGCCAGGACATCCTCAACGGCCGGAACCGGCGCACGGGCAAGTCGGAGATCATGCTGTCGGGTTGCGTCCTTCGTTGCGGATGCTGCGGGTACGGGATCACCGGGGAACTGAAGCGCAAGTGCCTCAAGGGAGGCGGGCACAACGTCCACGTGTACTACGGCTGCGGGAACAACTACAAGCCGAAGGAGCACCCGAGGGTGCGCTGGACGGAGGAATTGGTCGAGGAGGCCATCGTTCGGGACCTCGAATCGGTCCGCCTTCCAGACCCCGAGATGGCCGAATGGTTCCGGGATGGTATCGGGCACGCCATGGGGGACCAGACGCGCCTCCAGGCCCAACAGAGGGCCGCCCTGGCCAAGCGCAAGACCGAGCTGACGAGCATGCAGGACCGGCTCCTCACCGCCTTCCTGGCTGGAACCATCGAAGAAGGGGCCTTCAATGCGAAGTCGGCGGAGCTGAAGCGAGAGGCGGAAAACGTGGCGCGAAGGCTCGAAGAGGTGGGCCAGGTCGATCCGGAGGCCGGGGAGCTGGCCCTGAGCGTCTTCGATTTCAGCCAGAATCTTGCCGATCTCTGGCGCGGTTCCAAGTTCGCCGAAAAACGCGAGCTATTGGAGTGTGTGACTTGGAACCGTACTCTGAACGACGCAAGTCTTTGCCTGGAAAAGAGAAGCCCTTTTGACTACCTGGCCAAAAGGGGGTTTTTGAAAGATGGTCGGGGTGCAGGGATTTGAACCCTGGACCTCTTGGTCCCGAACCAAGCGCGCTACCAGGCTGCGCTACACCCCGACAGGTGGACCGGTGATTGTCTCCGTCGCCGCCCGAACAGCCAGCGTTTTCTGCTAGCATCGCCCTCCGCGTGAGCCTTCCCCAGCTCTTCTACGCCCTCACCCCCATCCTCTTCGGCCTCGGCACCCTCCTCTGGCTCGCCTTCGGCCTCCCCCTCTGGGGCGCCGTCCTGGCCGGCCTCGGCATGGGGCTCCTCCCCGTCGCCATCGTCGCCGCCCTCGCCTGGCAGGAGAAGAAACGGGGCTCATGAAAGTCCTCGTCGTCGGAAGCCTCCATCCCGAGGGGCTGGCCCTGCTCCAGGACTCGGCCGACATCACCCAGACCCCCTCCCCCTCGGACGCCGACCTAGCCGACGCCGAGGTCCTCGTCATCCGGAGCGATTTCCGCGTGGACGAGACCCTGCTGGCCAGGGCCCCCCGGCTCAGGACCGTCGGCCGCCCCGGCTCCGGTCTGGACCGGGTGGACCTGGACGCCTGCCACCGCCGCGGCATCGACGTCCTCTCCACCCCCGAAGCCGTGGCCCCCGCCGTGGCCGAACTGGCCCTGGGGATGATGCTGCTTCTTTCCCGGCGCCTCGGCATGGCGCTGCAGGGGCGTGTGCTGGGCCTCTTCGGTTTCGGGCATGCAGGAAGGGCCCTGGCACCCAAGGCGGCGGCGTTCGGCATGAGGATCCTGGCCCACGATCCGTACTGGACCGATGCCGAGATCCGCCAACGGGGAGCCCAGCCCGTGGCGTTCGAGGACCTGCTGGCAGGCTCCGACGTCCTCAGCCTCCATGCGCCCCTGACCGCAAAGACCCTCAACCTGTTCGACGGAAAGGTCCTGGCCCGGATGAAGCCGGGCGCCCTGCTGTTGAACTGCGCCCGGGGCGGGATCGTGAACGAGACGGCCCTGGCCGCGGCCCTGAAGGCCGGCCGGCCTGCCGCCGCGGCCCTGGACGTCTTCGCCCAGGAGCCCCCTCAAGCCGGCCATCCCCTGCTGGGCCTGGCCAACGTCCTCCTCACTCCCCACATCGGTGCCGCCACCGCCGAGGCCCAGGCCCGCTCGGCGCGTGCGCTGGCCCTGGCCCTACTGGCTGGAAAGCCCGCGTCCCGGGGGCTATGA